GCGGCGATGCTGGGTTTAATTCCAGCATCCCCACGTTGCATTTGGGCATCACTTATGTCAAACTTCATTCCAACCGCCGGGCTGTCTCCTCAACCTTGCCCACAATGTGCTTGATGTGTCTTGACATGGTCGTTCGGGTCCATCCAAGTTCTACCGCGATTTCGATTTGCGGCGTTTTGTCCAGCATATATTCCCTGGCTATCCTTTCGTCCACGGTCCCCAGGTTGGCCTCCTGGATGCAGACCTCAAGCTCTGATCGTAGCAGCTGATCCAGCGTGGCGGGCAGTCTGATCCGTGCTGTTGACATGGGTCACGTCCTTCCCATCCCGTGGTCAGCGGCCGGCGTTGAGGATCATCACCGCCACCTCTTCCCTTGTAGCGAAGCTCTGGGGCCGGGAGCCGTCGGTAATGCCGGCGCTCTTGGCCTGCTGGAGCAGCTCCCCGGCCCAGCCGGAGGCGGGCTTTTCCCCCCGTCTCTCCAGGTAGTTGTCCATCATCTTTTCAAAGTCAGCCTGTGTCACAATATCATCCTCCTCATACGCGGGACGGTACGCCCCGACAATATACTTTTTGTCCCGTTTCCGGCGCATCACGGCCCCGCCGTTGGCCTCATTGGTGGGGGCGGTGTTGCCGTCGATCGTCGTGATGTGCCGCCCGTCCCAGCCCTCACAGATGCCCACGTGCTGGGTGTTTTTCCTGCCGTCAAAATTGAAAAAGATAATATCCCCCGGGAGGTAGTTCCCCCGGACCGCCTGGGCCTTATGAAAGCCCAGCAGGGTGGCGCAGCTGGCGGTTTTCTTCCCGCCGTAGAACAGCTCAGACGCCCCCGCCTCCCGGAAGCACCACCACACAAACACCGCGCACCAGGGATAGGCGCTGCCGGAGACCTCCTGGCCGTAGTACGCCGTGTTGAACTTGCACCGGTTGGAGTTTGGGGGATTTTCTTTGATGCCCAGCTGATCCCGGGCAATATCCAGAATTCTTTCTGCTGTCAACTCATCCCGCCTCCTCCGTAACCTCCACCTGGTCTGCGTCAAACACGGTGGTGGACCGCATGATGGTCACCGCCGTGCCCTGGACCTGCTGCACCACGTCGGACATATCATCCGGACGGGTCAGCTCATGGTGCAGCTTCAGCACCGCCGCCTCAATGGCGGAGTCGATTTCACTTTCCGTAAAGGTGAGGCCCTTCTCACGCAGGAAGGCCACAACGGCCTTTTTCTTCTCCTCCCCCTGGGTGGAGTCCCACAGCTGCTCCGCCGCCGCCACGGCGATCTCCACCCAGCGTAGCAGCTCCTCCCGGTCCTGGGCGGTGGTTTTACGCTTGATCCAGGGGATCACGAAGGCGGTCACCAGCGCCGCCAGCAGGGCAATCACAGCATTGAAAACAGGGGTTAAATCAGTCATTTTTCTTCATCCTTTCGATTTTTGTTTCCATTCAGCACAGTTTTCAGACACATAAGTAACAGCTCCCCGCCGAAAAACGCCAGGATCACCCCCAGCAGGGCGGCGGGGTCGTGGCCCGTGCGGGAGAGAATCCGCATGGCGTACCCGGAGGCGGCGGTGCCGCAGGCCACGCACCACAGCACCATAGCCTTGGCAAACAGGTGGGGCACGGCCCGGAGCCGGACAAACCAGCGCCGGACGGGGATCACCCCCAGAGCCGCCAGGGCGACACACACACCAGCCAGCAGCAGCCCGGCGGCCAGCACAAACGGATTCACGTTTTCACCGCCTCTTCCAAGTCGCTGATCCGGTGGTTGGCCACCCGGATTTTCTCCTCCTGGAGCTCCGTGCGCTCCTCCAGCTTGTACACCCGGTCGATCACCTGGTTATGGACCTCCACCTTTTTCTCCAGTTGCTCCAGCCGGTACTGGGTCAGCTTGGAGGACACCAGAATGCCCCCAAAGGTCCCGGCCCCGGAGCCCAGCAGGCCGATCAGGGCGACAATAATCGCGTCGGTCATTGCGGTCACACCTCCTCCTGCGCTTCGTCGGTGGTTTTGGTGTACTCCGCAATCGCCCAAAACTTACCATTTTTCAAACGAGTAGCAACCCCGCTCCCAGCCCATACCATTATCTTGCTATTATGAATATAGCAAGATATGTTATGCCCCACATCATTTGGCTCAGTGTTCGGAAGCGAATAGATTGCGCCGTTATCTACCCGCTTCGCAAAGCCTTGAAACATTTTGACTTCTGCTTCTGCGGGGAGCTCCAGTATTGCCGACGCCGTCCCCGGGTTTTCTACGGTCGTTTCTATCGACAGCCTATAGAGCGGCTTCCCATCGATCCATGTTCCGATCCGCCGCTCCTCCAAGGAGTAAATATTCGAATTCGTTACAGGAGTTCCAGCCTGAGACCCACCATCTCCAATAATCGGCCCCTCCTGATCCTCTGCGTATTCAGTCCACTCATCTGTAGTTTTTGTCCATTCCAGTGTCAAGGTTACCGGTCTATTTGTCATTGCGGCACGAGCTAGCATCTTCAATGCTCCGAGTTCGGACGCAAAGTAGAATTCTCCACCGTTGCAGTCCGCAGCAATATTTATTCCATTCAACTGCCCCGTTTCCAGTTGCCCACTAGTTGAGATAATAAGGTCGATATGTACTTCCGACTCTGGGACGATTTCAGTCCACGTAACAGCGGCTAGCGGGGAAGTTAAACTGAACGTCCTTCTGTATATAGGTTTAGACTTTCCATCGGCATTGGTATATACGCCGACTTTGCGTTCGTCAAAGGAGATGCTAAACTCGTCGTTGCTGCCAGCGCCCTGCTCCCCGGGCGGGCCTTGGATATTCACCGGTTCTGGATTAGGCAGTCCCTTGTCATTGGACCAGCTCAGAGTGCCATCTTCCGAAACGGACGGGGTAAACGTCGCGCCATCCTCCCCAGGCGCTCCCTGGGATCCTGCTGGACCGGGAGGGCCGGGAACCGGCAGAGCGCCGCCGCCGCCCACATCTGCGACCACCTTGTCTTGATACATAAGCGCCATAGCCGCCGCCTCCTCACAAAATCAAAATCCGGATATGGGTTTCATCCAGCCGGGCCATCACCCGGTACCGGGTGCGCCGGGCGGAGTGCACCGCAATGCCCCCGTCGCCCACGTTGGCCCAGCCGTTTACCAGGCAAGTCCCATCGTCCACGGCCACCAGCTTGCCCAGCAGCCCCACCGCGTCCCACTCCGGGCGCTGGGTGCGGGGGACGTATTTCTGCGTGCCGTTATAGGCGGGGTTCAGCCGCTGGCGATGCTCCACCAGGGCAGGGACCAGCACCGTGCCGTCCTGGTCCAATTCCTCCGGCACCTCCACGTCCTCCCAGAGCGGCCGGCCAAAGATGTCATACAGATACATCCCCTGCCATTGGTCGTCATGTACGTCGCCCACGACGGAGGGGTTGCCGGACACAACGCCCAGTATGTAACCGTCATCCGGGCCCGCCAGACGGATTTTCTCCCCCTCCAGGGTGACAAACCGCCCCGCCCGGTCCGCCGTGTCCGGGTTGCCGTCCAGCCACTCAAACAGCTCCGCGTAGTCCGCGCCGCTGGCGTTCCAGGAGCTTACGCCGTAGGCGGCAGTAGCCGTGATGCGTAACGCGTTAGCTCGTGCAGTGTTAGATGTCCCCTTCCCGATTACAAAGTAATAGCCTAAAGTGTTTTTGTTGTTTACAGGGTCATATTCTACGTTATATCTCCCTATCGCAGTACATGAATTATATTCGGCTGTTGTGTTGGCGCCCCCTGCATGAGAAAAGTGTCCACTTGCCGTTGTTTTGCTACCTTCTGCATGGGCACAACTCCCGCTTGCCGTTGTACCGGCGCCTTCTGCGTGTGTCTGTCCTTCGATGGCGTTTGTCTTGTATCCTTCTGCATGAGCCTGACGTTTACTTGCCGTTGTACCGGCGCCTTCTGCGTGAGCATTAGGCCCGCTTGCTGTTGTTTCTGCGCCTTCCGCATGAGAGTAAATCCCGCTTGCTGTTGTATCGATGCCTTCCGCAACGGAACCTTCTCCAACCAACGTATCTGCCAGTCGCCCCAGTGAAATCGACCCCGTGAACACCGGGCTATCCTTCGGCGCGTAGGCGCTTAAATCCGGAGTCTCCCCGGCGGGGCCAGCAGGGCCAGCGGGGCCCTGTGGGCCGGTATCGCCCTTAGGACCCTGAGGGCCTTGGGGACCGGGCGCCCCGTCTGCGCCATCCGCTCCGGCAGGACCGGGGTCTCCTTTGTCTCCCTTGGGGCCCTGTTCCCCCTGAGGGCCGGGAGCCCCATCCGCTCCAGCGGGCCCCTGGGGACCCATCAGGGCCTCCCGGGGGACCGGCACGGGCTGGCCCTTCTCATTAAAGCCCACCACCTGCTCCGGCGCTCCCGTCAGCACATCCTGCTTCCCGGCCAGCGCCGCCTCCAACTCCCCCTGGGTCACGCCGCCGGATCCGCCGCCCGACGGCGGGTCGTCGAAGATGGCCCAGGCCCTTTTGGGGTCCTGCTTCTCCCCGTCGGACAGGGCGTTGTACGCCGCCCGGGTGATGGGGGTCACCGTTACCCCCTCCGCCTTTTTCTCCAGCTCCGCCTTGACGATGGCGCTCAGGGCGGACAGGCTGTTTTTACCGACATACTCGCTCATACGGCAGCATCCCAAATCTCTTGCACCTTGGTGTTGCTGATCTCCACCATATCCCCGGAGGAGATGGCAATGTAGGCGCTGCCCGTCCAGCGGTAGGAGGTATTGCTGGCCAGGTCCACATAGATTTTCCCGCTCTCGCCGGTCATGAGGTCCACGTGCCCCTCGTCCTCATAAAAAAATCCATCGTGATAGTAGCCCTCGACCACGTCGTCCACGTAGCTGGGCAGATACTCGGAGTTGATTTTCTTGTCCGCGCCCAGGGGTGCCAGCCCATTGGCCTGTCCCTTCTGGGCGGTGATGGCCTGGGAGACGCTCTCCGGCGTAGCGAAATCGCTGGCCGGATGGCCCTCCAGCTTCTGGGCGTTGTCCACCACCCCGTCGTTGTCCGTGTCATAGACGGATTTCAGCATATCGCCGCCCCCGGCGGCCGCGATTTGGTCCGCCAGGATCTTGCCCTGGGCGGCGGACAGGACCTTTTCCGTGTCCGTGCTGGTCAGGTTGTTTACCACGTCCGTTTTGTCCAGCTTGCCCGCCAGAGCGTTTTTAATCAATGTGACCAGATAGGTCAGGGTATTTTCGCCGGAATAACTTTTTGCCATTTTCTTAGCCTCCATTCCAGATTTTCAGCACTTCCAGGTTCGAAATTTCCTCCAGTCCGCTGATGGCCTCAATGGGGTGCTGGTCCTCCGCGTCCCGGTGGGTCAGCAGCCGGTGGTCGGATACGCCTCCGCCGGGGTTGTCCCCGCCGGGCGCGCCCTCCTGGATGGTCCCCAGAAAGGCCCAGCGGGAGGGCAGGACGATTTCCCCGCCCAGACTGCCGCTTACGCTCACCGTCAGAGGCCGGTTCCAGGCGGTCAGCACCCCCGCGGGGATAAAACAGATGTTGTCTGTGTCCAGAAACACCCGGTCCATCCGGTCCCCGGCGGAGAAAAACACTGTCTTGGTCAGTCCCTCCCAGTCGGGAGAAAAGCTGAACTGGACCGGATACACGTTGATGCTCCCGCTGGTCACCGGCTCCTGCTCCCGCACCAGCAGCTGGGTCTTGTCCGCGTACAGCCGAAACATAGCCGCACCCCCTTATTTCAACGCCGCCACTTTGTCCAGCAGCGCATCGATCTCCTCTCCGGAGTATTTGCTGGTGTAGTAGCCCTCCCCCTCGCCCGCCTGGGCCTGGATGGAAAGGGCCTGCACCTGCTCCTCCAGCAGGGCGATCCGCTCCTCCATAGTCATAATGTCACGCTCCTTATACGATTATCTTGCGGCCCAGCTTGTCCAGCATGGTCCGCCCTTGCTTGTCCCGCAGCATCCCGCCCCGCACGGGCTTGGGGACGCTGTAGTATACGATAATACTGCCGTTGGCTCCCCGGCCCCCGTTGCTGCCCCGGCCGTCGGACGACTGACAGCCGTTTCCCCCCGCGCCGGGGTGGGAACCGCTGGAGCCAGCGCCCGGAGACGCGCCAGTCCCGCCGCCCGACGGCGGGTCGTCGAAGATGGCCCAGGCTCTTTGTGAATCATGTTTCTCCCCGTTGGACAGGGTGTTGTCCGTGGCATAGACGGATTTCAGCATATCACCACACACGGCGGCCGCGATCCGCTCCTCCATGGTCATAATGTCACGCTCCTTATACGATTATCTTGCGGCCCAGCTTGTCCAGCATGGTCCGCCCCTGCTTGTCCCGCAGCATCCCGCCCCGCACGGGCTTGGGGACGCTGTAGTATACGATCACGCAGCCGTTGGCTCCCCGGCCCCCGTTGCTGCCCCGGCCGCCGGCCGCCTGGCTGCTGGCGTGGTTACAGGTGTAGCCGCTGTCGTTGTATGCCGTGGCCCGGCCCTCTCCGCCGCCGCCTCCGCCGCCGTGGCCGCCGTTGCCACCCGCTCCGGGGGAGGATCCGCTGGAGCCAGCCCCCGGAGACGCGCCCGGTGCGCCGGCGGGCGCCGTGGCATATACATGGAGCGTGTCCCCATAGCCGGTTGTGTAGGCCCGGCCCCGGGCGGTGGACGAAGGGCCGCTCACCCCATAAGCCGCGCCGCCGCCGGGGGAGTAGCCCGCACCGCCGTACCATACGCCGTGGCCGCCGACCTCCTCCAGCTGTGTGCTTTGCGGGCCGCTCAGCCCCCCGCTGGGGGCCGAAAAACGCTGGATGCCGCTCTGGTTGTAGCGGTTATCCTCCGGGAGCGCCGTACCGGAGCCCCGTCCGCCGGCGTATCCTTTGTTCCCGGGCCTGCCGTAATACTGCCCCGTAACGGGGTCCAGAAAGCCCACAGCGATAGGGGAGCCCTTGGACGTATTGTGGGGCCCAAAGGAGGTGTCCCCGCCGTTAGCGCCCGTTCTGGAGGTGTCCGCGCCTCCGCTGCCGCCGGAGCCGCCTGTACCGATGGTGTAGGGAATCACCTGCCCCGGGGTAACGTCCATTGAGACCTGTACCACCCGGCCGCCCTGGCCGCCGTTTCCAGCCGCGCCGCCTTCACCGCCCCAGCCCCAGCCGATATACAGGCCGTACATGGCCGGCTGATTGCCCCAGGCGGGCTCATTGACCGAGTGGGTGCCGCCCTGCTTGCCGGGCTTGCCGTTGCAGCCGGAGGCCCCGCCCTGGCCGCCGGAGATCATCACCACGGTCAGCCGGGTCACCCCGGGGGGGACGGTAAAACTGCCGTTGCTGGTGAGCAGCACCCGCTCGTCGGTATAGCTGGTGCTCTCCATCTGGATGGGGGCGTAGCCCACAATGCTTTTTGTCTCCGCCTTTAGTGTATTGCTTAGGTTGATATCCGCGCTCTCCAGGCAGGCGGTTACCAGAGTGCGGTCAAAGGGGTGGTACATAGATAGCCGGTCCCCGGGCTTTTCCCCGTCGTAGACAATGGGGGCCTGTATGGTCTCCCGCCACTTGTAATAGTTAGCCAGCCGGTCCGCCACCACGTTGGAGTTGAGCAGCCCCACCAGGGTGGCGTCCTTGATGGTCTTGACGTTTTCCGCCGCCCCCGGGTTGATGGCCCGGCTGAGCTCCCGGGTGTTGTGGATGTACGCCTTGCCGGTCAGGGCCCCGGAACCGGTGGACAGCTTGGCGTAGTTGGCCCCGGACTCCAGAATGGAAAATCCCGTGGCGCTCAGGGAGTGCATCGGCTCGTCAAAGGTAATGATGTCCCCCTGCTGGGCGGTGCCCTCAAAGAGGGTCTTTTCCTCCAGCCCCGGGGTATACTGATGCTCTGTCAGCAGTACCTTGCTCACCCGGGCCCCGTAGCCCACGCTGGCGTCGGTGTACATCCGGGAGGACGGCACCCCGCCGGAGATCCCGTCCCACAGCCCCTCAACCCGCAGCGCCCCCTCCAGGTCGCCTTTGACGGCGGCTCCGATGGCAAACAGCACCTGGGCAAAATTGTCCCGGGGCGGGGCAATGGGCAGCCAGCCGTACAGCTTGATAGCCCCCAGCATAGTCTTGACGGTACAGGGCACATCCCTGCAGATGTCCGGGATTACCTCCGCCACGGTCTGCCCGGTGTATACGCCGCCGTAGTGCTTGCCGGTAATCAGCCGCCCGATAGCGGAGGTGGCGGAAAGGCTGTAGAGCCTGGGGGCCACCCGCTGGATGTCCTGTATGTAAAAGATAATGGCTTTTTCGCTTTTTGGGTAATAGTGCAGGGGGGTGTTGCGCACGAAATCCAAAATGTTCTTGTCGTCGCACTCCACTGTAACGTTAAGGGTGTTGGCCTCCAGCCCGGAGTTGGTCAGGGAGGCCACCAAATACAGATTCCCGGCCTTGATCCGGTCGGCGGGAAAGGTCCAGCGGCTATACTCAATGCGGCTTTGCATATGTCCTCCTTACGCCGGCGCCCGCTGGGGGGCGTTGGCCTGAAACTGCACGCTCAGGCCGTGCCACCGGCGCTTTCCGGCCATTTTGCCCCGGCTGGTGTGCTGGGCGCTGTACACCATGGCCTGATAGGTAATGGTCCCCTGGCCGTGGGGCATGACCACGGTATGGGTGGCCACCGGCGCGGTGATGGCGGCGAAGAACGCGTCGTAGTCCCCGGGGTACCGGGGGTCGGGCTCTACGTCCATCTGATGGTCGTAGTAGGTGCCCACCAGGTCCCGCTCATACCGGCCGGAGAGCATATCCCCGGCGTTGGGGCCGTCCGGGAGCCGCGCGGACTCCTGGAGGGTGTCGTATACCACGCGCACACGGTAGTGCACGCCGTCCATTTGGATGCCGGTCATTTAGGTTCCTCCTTCTTGTCCCCTACACGCCCTTGTGATAGAATTAGAGGGAGAAAGGGATGGTAAAGTATGCTTACAGAACAGCAGTATCAGAATTTGGTCAGGTACCGCGATACTTTTTTTAATGCGGCACAGAAACCAGACGATGCTACTGTATATTTTTATAAACTTAAATACATTGAAGTTGAGAGGACAGAATATACGGTGCAGCATGAATGCGAAATTTCTTATTTGAAAACCGCTTGGGTCTTAACGCTGGAGGGAGAAAGGGCGTTAGAAGAGTTTGAGCAGCACGCCAAGGAAATGGCCGAAGATCGCACCATAAAGAAACGCGATCGAAAATTCGATCTTTTGAATACGCTTCTCGGTGCTGTCCTTGGCGCGCTGTTTGCCATACTCGCGGGGTTTATTATGAGCAGGCTCGGATTTTAAATCAGGCGTGTACATCTTACATCTCACTCCAAAACCAGATTTGCCCCCCGCAGGGACTTATAGCCGTCGATGTAGGGCACCAGAAGCCGGCCGACCACCACGCCGTCCAGTACCACGGTCGCCGACAGATTCGCGGGGGCGGAGCTGCGGGCGGTCTCGGGGCCTATGGCGTCCTTGACAGCCTGCATGATGGTGGAGTAGGGCGATACGATTTCCGGCTCCGTCTTGTTGTCGCCGATCACAGCAGTAAAGGGGTGGTTTGGGCGGGCTACGGTGCCCTGGGCCAGATAGGGAAGGGTTTCCTCCATCATGGAACGCATTGCGTAAGCATCTGGAAGCATTCTCACATCAGGGAGCCCAGCGGATGCTTCTGAGACTTGTCCGCTTTCTCCTCCCAACTGTCTGAAGAAGTTTATTACGCTTTTGATTTTACCGCCTAGCCAATCCAGCGCTTCCCCAATTTTTCCAATGAATTCTGCAATGTTGTTGAGCATATCCGCCGCCGCTACTGCCAAGTCAGCTAAAAATGGTCCAAACGTTTCAAGAAATTTTGTTTTCACATTTGAAACAGCCTCACCCACTTTGGCAAGGGAATCATCTAATTTGGCCTGAGCGTCTCGGCTTTCCATGAGAGCCTCATTGTTTTCGTAAAATACCTCTGCCGCATCATCGTAGACATGAAGCAGATTTTCCATAATGAGGCGGGCTCTATCACCTTCATCACTCAAAAGACTGAGACTTTCGTTGAATTCATCTTCACTTTTCCCCACCCAGTTCAGAGCATCAGCCAGTGCGCCTGTCACTTCTCCTGTCTTGGCGGTTTCATTTGCTGCCTCAATCAAGCTCTCAATGGGAAGAGCGTCGCCAAATGTACCGTAGACTCCGGCGGCGATTTCGGTCCATTTTGCCAGGTCCTCTTCGCTGGTGGCTAACTGGGCAAGGAGTTGTCCGGCCTCTGCGGCAGTATCCGTTTCTCCAAGAATTCGATAAAGCCCCCGGTATGTCTCCTGAGCATCGGTGGCACTAAAACCGGCCGTTTCAAAAGCCGTATTAAGCTTCCCCATTGCCTCACGGTATTCCGCCGTTGCTTCATCCAAATTCCAAATATATTGAACCGCATCGCTTAAAGCACTAATCAGTAAGGAGATACCCCCTGAAACTAAATTTGCCGCAGCGGCCTTAGCAATCGTAAAACCGCCTTCAAGACCACCAGCAGAATTCCCCATTTCATCCAGACCGCCAGTAGCATCCTGCGCGGAATTCCCAAGGCCGTCTACTTCCCCCGTTGTGCCCTGTGCAGCATCTTGGATGCTCTCTAACCCATTGGCCGCAACCTGAGCCGCGCTCTCCAGCGCTTTCATTTCTTCATTTAAATCAGCTATAGATTTTTGTGCAGCATTTATAGCGGAAGATGTTAAATCCAACTCAAGGGTATATGCCTTAAATGTATCTGCACTGATTTCTCCAGCGGAAAGCGCATCATACATCCCCTGGGCAGCGTTTTGCAGCTCCTCAAACCGCTTTTGATTGCCTTGCACCACATCGCCAAGAAGCCGCTGCTTTTGTGCCAACAGCTCCACATTACCAGGGTCCATTTTGAGCCCGCGTTCTACATCACGGAGGTCAGACTGCACCTTTTTTAGATTAGCATCGACACCAGCCAATGACTTATCCAGCTTCGTCATATTGCCGTCGATTTCAATGGTAATACCCTTAATTCTATTCGCCACAGTCCATCACCTCACAGCATACGGTCCATATCCTCTTGCGTGGCCAGCTCCGGATAATCCAATCTGTCGTTAAATGCCTCCGCAAACATCTCATTGAGCATACCAATGGTCAGCAGTTCCAGATCCCGCAGCGGGATGCCCAGCTGGCAGGCTCGTAGCATCAGGAGCGGCGTGGTCACATCCCGGTCGATTGATCTCGTTTTTTTTTCGCCGAAACCAGCGTTTCCGTATTACTAACCCACAGCGCCAGCAGTGTCGGGAAAATTTGATAGATGGAAAACGTCCCAAAGCTCTCCAGCCACTCATCCGGATCAGCGGGTACCGCGTCCTTGTCCGCGTGCTTGGCCATAATATAGGCGATATCCTCAAACAAGGTCAATGCCTGGATGGGCAGGGAACCGCCCCCCTGGCCGGTCTGCTCGAGCTCCTTCTGGATGGCCTGGAAGTCCTGCAAAATATCCCGTCGGAACTTGATCCGGTACAGCCGGGGGACGGCGGCGGTTGCCCGGAACCGGACCTCCCGCCCGTCGATGGTTACGGTTGTCTCCATGAATCAAACCTCCTGGGTGGCCGCCGGTTCGGGCGGCAGCCACACGCTCTTGTACCAATCGCCAAACACCTGGTCCGGCGTGGTCTCCGTGGTGCGGGCCCGGACCTTGCCGTCTGCCAGGGCCGTGGCGGTCAGATTCATGGTGTCGGTCTGAGGCGTTTTGGATGCCTCATTCGTCTGAGCGCTTTCTCCAGGCCGGCCTACGGAGCAGTTGTAGAGCACCCGCCGGGACGCCTTTTCGTCACCGGTCACCTCATACAGCAGCGCGAAGGGCTTCGGCTCCGCGAATGCGTTCTCCACCAGCACATGGCTGGTTTCGTCCTCCGTTTCCCCCAGAATATCCTTCCGGAAGCTGTCCGGAATCAGGGCAATTTCCAGCGTTCCGGAATATCCCGTGTTGCCGGTGGTCACGTAGTACGCCACATCGTCGGCGTAAAAGGTATTTGTTTCGCCCTCCGCGTCCAGCGACAGATTCACCGCGCCAGGCAGACGCTTGGGGGTGCCGAAAGACACCTCCCCGTCGTCACTGGTGGTAATGAGGGCGTAGTGGCAATTTTTCAGGCCGAATTTCACTTTATTCGCCATAGTTACACCTCAATTTCATAACTCGTTTGAAACAATCTCAAATCCGGGACATAAACCGTGTCCCGGTCCCAGAAGATTTCCGCCTCCTCCAGAATGCGTTCAATCTTCTGCATATCCGCTTCGCTGCGGTCCACTGTGTACAGCTCCAGGGTGATCTGCTCAACGACGGCGTAAACGATATCGTCCGCGCCGAAATTTTCAGTCCCGTCGAACAGATACAAACCGTAGGGCGGGCGGGGCGGTTTTTCCCAGTGGTTGTGCGCGAAGGGGAGGCCGGTTTTCTTCAGCAGCGCGGCAAGCTCGTTTTGGGTCATGTTCCCGCCTCCTCAATCGCGGCCTGAACCTCCCGCCCCAGCGTGCGCTCCGCCTCCTCATAGGCGGGCTGGATGTGGGGCCGGGCCACTGTGCGGCCCCCGGTGGGCTTTTGGTGCCCCTTCTCAATCACATGGGTAAAGCTCCCCATTTTGCGGTTGTAGATCGTAACAGAGACATTTCTGCCTCCCACGCCGGTTTTCCCCTTCTTCATGGTCCAGCCTTTACGGTATCGCTTGCTTTTGCGGGTAGGGGATTTCTGCCTTACGGTTTTCAAAGCCTTTTCTCCCGTTTTCAAGACGGCCTTGTTAACATTCTCTTGGATTTCGTGGCTGTATTCTTCCAGAATGGAGGATAGCGCATCCGAAAACTCAATCGGTTGTATCGTCATCCCGACATCCCTCCCAAACGCTTCCGTCAGTCTCCTCCAGGGTCAGGCGGGTCACCAGCATTCCGTCCTTGTCCTCCGTCCGGGCGGTCTGCTGGATCAGGTAGTAGGTGCCCCCGATCCAGCAGATATCCCGCACATTGATGCTGTCATCCCGCCATATCTCGATCAGGCGGTCCGCCTGCTGGCTCACCGCCGCCGCCGAATAAAACCGCTGGAGTCCCACGGTCAGCTCCCCAAAGCATTGCTCCGCTTTTTTGACCAGGCGCTCCGGGGTCCCGGGGGTGGTCTCGTCCCGCTCCACCCGGTAAAAGATGGCGTAGCCAGCGTCATGGAGCATAGCCGCCCCTCCCTCCCTGGCTTGCAATCATATCCAGCCGCATCCGCCGCAGGAATTGCGGTTCAGCCTCTCCGTTGACCCGCTTGCGGTACAGCCACGCCGCCGTGGAGATTGCCAGCTGGTCATAGTCCGCGCTGCCGTCCGGCCGCACGCCCTGCCGCTCCAGGCTGCCCTGGGCCGCTTTGAGCAGCTGGAGCAGATAGGCTTCCTCCCCCGGAATGCTGCCGGTGCGCTGTAAGTCCTGCCGCAGCAGGATCAGCATATCGGCGTCCAGCATGGCTTACACCTGCTTGCTGCGGGTCCGGGCGGCGGCGGCCTCCTCCGTCTGGTTGGCCTTATCAGGGGCGAAGGTCATGGACGTGGTGGGGGCCTTTCCCGCGATATTCACGGCCCCGAAGGCCTCCCCGAACACCGGCACACCGTCATAGCGGGCGGTGCCCTTGAATACGGTCTGGTCCTCAATAAAGCGCACGTGCTCGCTCTGGGCCAGCTGCGCCCCGGCCCGCTGGGCCAATAAGTACAGGTCGAAATAACCGAAAATGATATCGCCCACCGGAACGAAATCCAGCGTCACGATGTCGCCGCCCACCACGGGCATGGTGCTGCCCTGGCCGGACACAATGGCCCCCGCCGCGTTTACGCTCATGGCCTGGGCCACCAACTGGGCCTTGGTGGTCTCGTTCATCACCCATGTCAGGCCGCCCCGGGAATAGTTGCTTTTCGCGTTGCCGGAAGCCAGGATCATGGCCTGATACAACTCGATTCCCGTCTTGCCGGTGATGGTCGTAATGTTTTTTTCATGCAGATCCGCCCACGCCGGCGCGTTGGCGTTCCAGTTCTCAGGCTGGGCGGTCTGGGCCAGCCGGGTCATGATGCCGATGGGCATTTTCCGGCCGGTGCCGTACAAAATGGCCTTGTCCACCGCATAGCCGATGGACTGGCCAATTACGTCCATAATCTCAGAGGCCAGATTAAGGTCGCTGTCCTCCAAAGTGGCGTTGCAGATGGCGATAAAGCCGCCCACCTTATAGCCGTCCACTTCGATTTGGTTAAAACCAAATGCGAGCTCGTTGAGGGTGGCGCAGGCCTCCGTCCACACGGCCTCCGGCACGACGCCCATGATATTCTGCCGGGCGGTGCCGGGGACGGGGCGCAGGTTGACCCGGGCAATCAGCTTGCTGTATTTTGTGATATTCTCCCGGATCAGTTCCAGCATCACGTCGGGGATGGTCAGCTCCGCGCCCGTAACGGCCCGGTTCTCCTGGCCAAAGGTCCGTACCCGCTGGAGGAAGGATTTGACCTCCTCCCGGGCCAGGAACGCGTCCCGCTGCTGGCGGTCCAGGCCGAAAAAGCCTCTGCGGTGCATACTCATAATTCCATCATCCTTTCTTTCCCCGCCTGTAGGGGCGGGAGTCCCCTGGGGCTGGGGGATAGACGGGACGGGCTGGGCGGCCTCCTCTGCGGCCAGCTCCTTCTCCAGTTGCTCCACCTCTCCGGCCAGGGCTGTTTTTTCTTCTTCATGGGCCGTTTTCTCGGCCTCAAACTCAGAGACCAGGGTCTCCACCGCCTTCTGGTCCTCTTCGCTCTCCGCCTCTCCGATGGCCTGCTCCAGCTCGGCCTCCCGGGTAGCAAACTGAGCATCTTTGGCCCGCAGGGCCTCCAGGGCGTTCTTTTTTTCATCCAGCTTTTTGCGCAGCAACAGAGCTTTCAACGCCATTATTTCGCACTTCCTTTCAGCTTGTTTTTCATGGTCTCCCGCCACACCTGGGCGGTGCGCCGTCTGATTTCCTCCGCCTGAGCTGTCCGGGCGGCCACAGAGGTCTCCTGATACGCCGGGAAGGTACACACCGACACCTCATAGAGCGTGGAAACCTCCTTGATGGTGAAATGGACGGAGCCGTCATTCCGGAACTCGCTTTCCTCCGCCCCAATGTCAAACCCAAAAGAGCACTGGTCCACGTCGCCCCGCTCCACCCGGTAATACAGATTCATTGCGTCCCCGTCTTTTTGGTTGACCTTGCTGCGGCACCACAGCCCATGACCATCCTCCCGCAACGCCAGCGTTCCGGCCTTGGTCCGGCCCAGGACAAGGGTGGTGTCGTGGTTGGTCAGGGCCCGGATATCCGCGCCCAGACATTTGGAGAAGGCCCCGGGAGCGATGCTCTCCGTGATGCCGGGACAGATCTCATAGATGCTGTTGAACACCGCGAAATAGCCCTCAATGTATAGATCCCCGTTTTCCTCCGCCGCCCGGTACTCGGTGGGGCGGCACACCATAATGCGCCTATCCAGCTTCTTCACCTCCCGTTTGCTTCAATTTCAGCTGGTCCCCGATTTTATTGATTGGGATGTAATTTTCCAGAATCACCAGTTCATCCAGCCCCTCCTTGGGCCCCTGGCCGATCCAGTCCCGGACCTCGTTTCCCGTCATGATGCCCCGGACGTACAGTTCCCCGCCGATGTCGGCCAGGGTATGCACGTCGTAGGCGTACAGGCTCCAGGGGTTCATCCGGAAAAACATCTCATCGCTGATCAGCAGCTTCCGGGTTAATTCCTGCTCCAGCCCCCGAACGATGGGCAGAACCGTGGTGTTGACAAAAGCGTTCCACTCCTCCCGGTTAAAGGCTCCGGCCCCCAATACAAAGGCGGGCACCCCCAGGATTGCAGCCACGGTTTTTTTGTCCAGGGTGACCGACTCATGGATTGCCAAATCATTGAGCGTAAGGGGTTTGATTTGCTGCACGCTCATGCCGTCAGACGGGATCAACATGGGGCTTCCGGGGTCCCCCGGGGAGAATCCCCGCAGGAAGTTGGCGCGGCCCTCTGCAGTACGCAGATCCTCCGCCCAGGAATCTACCTGGATAATCAGGCTGGGCTTCCATTTGTCGGCCATAAAGCTTTTCTTCGTGGCCGACGCTTGTTTCAGATTTTTGACAACATCCCGCAGAGCCACCCGGTATCCATCGCCCCGCCAGGGCTGTTCCGGGTTTGGGTTGAGCACAAAATGCAGCAGGTTGTCCGGGTTGTGCTCCTGGCCGCCCAGACGGATTTTGTAGCCAAATCCTCCGTCCGGGACAAAGGATACCTGAGACGGCGGGACGGGCTCCAGGCTGTCCAGATAGCCGTCTCTGGTTCGGGGGATTACCACCGCGTTGCCGTCTCCGTTCAGCATGAGGGTCCGAATCACATGGGAGACCAGGGTCATCCGGGACATATACCGGTTCGGCGTGATATCCACCTTCCGGGACAGCCCGTTTTTGATACGAACGTCCCCGCCGGAGGAATTGGCCATCAAATGGATGGTCATGCTCCCGATCAGGGTAGCCATCTTATTCACGGCCGTCAGGACCTCCGGGCTCTCGCTCAGGCGGGTATAGCCGGGGATGCACAGGGAGTCGTGCGCGCCGTCGGTCAGTAGCCAGCCCACCATGCTGGACTGGTTCGCGTCGCGGATATTGTTTCCACGGGATTTTTTGCGTTTGCTCAACGTCTCCATCCTTTCGATTTTTCTTCCCGCTCCAGATCCTCCAGCATTCGCACCGCCGCAAACACAGCCGCGTCGAATACGTCGATCCGGGTGGTGTCCTCAATCTTTTCGTATTGGACCATATCGTCGGTTTTCTCAATGGCGTGGACATTCTGCACGCAGTATTCAAAGGCGTCGCTGTGCATATAGTACAGGCATTTGCTTTTCGCCTTTACTTCGATCCGCCGGAAGCCCTGGGACTTCTTCCAGAAATACTGCGGCTGATCCACAACCCTAAACTGGGCTTTCTTCATGCCCACCACATATTCCGCGCAGAATTTCCGGTCGTGGCCCACTTCCTTGATTTTGAAACCGTCATGGCGCATTTTCTTAAACCAATTCACAACGTCCATATGGTTGACCACTTTGTCGTTGCACAGGTCCAGCCAACCATCTTCCTTCCAGCCGAACAGAGGGATATTGTCCTCATCGGCTTTGATGTGGGCGGCCACCACGGGGAACCATGCGTGGGGAATGATAATGTCCACATCGACAATCTCACCGTCGCTGCGCGCATAGCCCTCCAGGGTGCCGTAGAGCGCGGAGGCGGTCAGATCGTGGAGCTTGGAAAGGTCCGACCCGCCGTACCAGCGGATGGGCAGCTTTTTCAGATCCTCCAGCGTCCAGTCATACATCCTGTCGCTGGCCCGGAATTCTTCAATGTTAAAATAGGCCTTCATGGCCGCCACATAGACGTTCAGAGATTTTGCAAAAAACTCTTTGCGCATCTGCGGGTCGTTTTGGGCCTGGATGGCCTCCGCCAGAATGTCGGCGGGCCGGATCGTCACCCCATAGCTTGGGTTTGCCATTTCCAAAACTTCCGGATTGGTGAAATCCACGTCCCCGGTCTCCGGATCCTGGGGGGCGCAGGCCATAAAGATAAACAGTTGGTCATCCTGATTGGTGCCGTTCAGAACCTCCCGGCAGTATTTCAACCGCCGGTAAAAGTAACTGTTCATCTTGTCCCCGGCGGTGGAGATGGCGATCATCAGCCGGTTGGAGTACGCCTTCATGGCGTCCAGAATGATTTTGTACTGCTTGGGAGACTTATAGGCGTGGACCTCATCCGCGATGCCGATGTTGCAGTTCAGGGAGTCCTGGGCGTCCGGGTTGGCCGCCAGGGCCTGAATGAAAATACTGCCTTCTCCAACCGTGCCGGAAATGCTGTGTTCCTGGTTGTTGTCGATCACCCGGAAATTCCGCTTCTCTCCCATCTCTTCCAGGTTGAAATTGATAAAATTGAAGCTCTCCAGGGCCTGCTTCAGTGCCGCGCCCACGATATAGCATTTGCTTCCGCTGCGCCGGTTGAGCAGAGAGAGGGACCACGCCAGGGCGGCAGAAAATGTGGTCTTGACATTTTTTCGGGGGATGTAGATCACCGCTTCATGGAACCGCCGTATTTTTGTTCCGGCATTCTGGAACCCCACCAGATTGTAGATAATAAACTTGTGGAACGACTGGAGTAAAAACGGCTTGCCCCGCATGGGTGTGCCGTCCAGGGCCTCTCCCTGGGCATGGACAAAGGTTTTCTCTATAATCCGGATGCAGAACTCCGCATCGGTGGGGTCAAAGTCCCACTTCGGGTTTTCTAGGTCCTGAAGGAATCGCTCACAGGCCTGTTTTCGCTCCGGATTTGCCAGCTTTCGCCCCTCCACGATGGAGTTAGCATACTCCATCACCTCCGCCTGGTTGGGGAATCTTGGTGCGCTCGACCGCTTACGGGCCACCGGATAACAGCTCCTCCAGCTTGGATTTCTTTCCCGGGGCAGGCAGTTTGCCCTCCCGCTCCGCCTTCGGGTTGAGACAGAGCCGGTCGGAGTATGCCAGGATATCCCGTCGCACTGCCTCAATGGTCCCAACCAGCGGAGATTTTTTCTCCCCCGCCGCTCCGGTGGCCGTGGCGTAGTTATATCCCGAGCCCGTGTCATATTCCCGCATCAGCCTGTGATACTGCTCCCAAAGCCCGGCGTAAATGTCCACGAGCCGGGCATATTCCGGCCGGTAAACCCCG